GACGTCGGGCGCGTGGTCGTGTCGGCAACCGAGCCCGTGGACGTGCGCCTCGGCCCGGCTCGACCTCTTGCCGGGCGCCGCGGCCTCGCCGTCCTCGCCCGTCTCGCCGTCGGTGTCCTTGACCCCGCCACCGTCGCCCTTCCCCTTGCCGCCCTTCGGCGGTTCGGGGTCCGGCTCGTCCTCGACGTCGCCCGGCCCACCGTTCCCGCCGCCGGCCTCGCCCGACCCTTCGGCTGGCGGCACCTCGGCCTTGACCGGCTCCACGACCGCGTCGACCAGCCGCCGGAGCGTGCCGTCGGAGCCGAAGATCATCGGGACGTCGCCCTCGGCGCCGTAGAGCGGCAGGCGCTCGGACGCGCGCCACTCGTTCAGGGTCATGGCGCCGACCTTGACCGCGCCGAGCTTGGAGTCGCGCTGCTTGGCGGCCTCGTCCGGCTTCAGCTTCTGGTCGAAGTCGAACTCGAACCGCAGGAGCTTGGCGAACCGCGGCGCTACGACCCTCGGCAGCAGGCGCGCGTTCACCTTGCCCGCGAGCAGTTCGAGGATCGGCCGCAAGAGGTGCGAGTTCGACATTTCGGCCATCACCTCGCCCACCGCGCGCGGCGTGTTGTCGGTCACGCCGGCCTCGATCGGCATGATCCCGAACGTGCGCCAGATCGCACGGCGCGCCTCGTCGACGATCGACTTCATCTCCACGCCGAGGATCGCCCGGCGCAGTTCGAGCCACTTCGCGTCGACCGCCCCGTGCTCGCCGCCGATCACGCGGAGCTTCCCCTCGCGCCCCTTCATGCGCTGCAGGTCCGACTTCGCCACCTCCAGCGCGTCCCCGGCGATGCCGCCAAGCACGAGCAGGCCGGGCGGAATCTCGTTCGCGTCGAGGAGCGACATCGCCTGCTCGGACGCAAGCAGGACCGACACGACCTCGTTCAAGCACGATTCGATCAGCGGCAGGCCGAGCGGCCCGGTCGTGTTCGGGAACAGCCGGAGGTAGAGCACTTCCTGCGGGTCGAACCGGACGACCGGCGTGCCCGCCGTGTCGCTCCCGCCGGCGTACCCGGAGCCGGCGGTCGCGTAGCCCATCGGGTCTTGGACGTACTCGATCGTGCGGTTGTATTCGTTGACGCGCGGGTAGACCTCGCGGCCGGGGAGCGGCGCGACCTCCTCCAGAACCCCGCCCTTGCCGGCGACCAGTTCGAGCGCGCCCGCGTCGTGGACGAGCAGGTCGATGCCGACCTCGGTCCAGACCTCCTGCCACGTCAGCCCGTCGAGGTTCGGCGCGGCGAGCCACGCGGTCGTGTCGGCCGCGACGCTGGCGAGCGTCTCGTATCGCTTGTCTCGCGGGTCGACCGTCGGCACGATCCGCCAGTCCCACGTCGCCACCCGGCGCACGATCGAGTCGACGCAGAACCGAACGTCGGGGCTCGTGGTGTAGATTCGCCACGCCTGCATCGGCGTGAGCAGCCGCTGCGAGAGGATCGTGCTGACCGGGAAGATTCGCCCGGCCGCGGACATCCCGACGAAGCCGGGAGCGTGCCCGCGCCGGGCGCGTTCGAGCGCCTCGCCGGCGTCGCCCCACGCCCCCCACTGCGAGAGGCGGGCGCCGTTCGACGCGGGGAACGGAACGACGTCGCCGCCCCGCTTCGCGAGGTTGACGGTCGGGCTGGTCATGGCGGCTCGGGACATCGCGGCTCCGTGGCGTTCGGCCACGGTAGCACGGCGGCGGCCGAACTACCCGCTCCGCGGCCTCGCGTGGCGCGCCTGCGCCGCCGCAAGCACGACCGGGTCGTATTCGAGCCGAACCTGCTCGGCGAACAACTCCTTCGGCCACGGCGTCGCCTTGTCGACGGGTTCGAGCACGACCCAGCGGTCGCCCTCGCGCTCGGCCTCGTTGACGTCGCGCCGCGGCATCGGGAGCAGTTCGCCGATCCCCGAGAACTTCAGCGGCGAGGCAGGGTCGGCGACGAGCCGGCACTCGACGCCGATCACGACGCCGTAGTGCGCGCGCGAGCCGCCGGACAGCAGGATTACCGGCTTGTCCTTTCGGTGCCCACTGTTGCAGTCCTTGGGCGACCCAGCCGCGGTCACGGTGAACCCGTAGTCGCCGCTCACGGCTTGTGCCCGGCGAGCAGGGCGTCGATCTTCCAGATCAACTCGGTGACGTGCGGCAGGCTCCCGCCGAGGTCGTCGAGTTCCTCGCGGGCGGCGAGCAGGAGGTTGCGCGCAGCGAACCCGATCTCGTCCGGCCGGGCATCCGGAGCCCTGCGGCCGAGCGCCTCGACCTGCGCCTTCGTCGGGTCGCTCACGGCGCCCCCGCGGCCTTGGCCGCCACTCGGGCAACCGCGGCCCGCCGAATCTCGCTGCGCTCCGTCGCGTTGAGCGCGCCGGCCTTGTCGATGTCCGGCCAGTCAGGCTCGCGCCCGATGTAGGCGGCCGTCTCGCACATCGCCTTCGCGCGGTCGTAGGCGGCCGACCACGACGCGAACGGCTCGCGGGTGAGCGGCGTCACGGCGACACCGCCTCGGCCGCGCACGCGGCGCACGCGCAGTTGAAGTCCTCGCCACATTCGATCTCGTCGCGCAGCGTTGAGGCGCCGACCACGTCGTCGTCCTCCTCGTCCCACTCGGCCGGCGGGCCGTCGCAGCCCGGCGGGTAGTTGTCGCTTCCGTACCCGTTCATCTTGTCGCCCTCGACACCGAGGTAACGGGCGTCACCCGTCCCCGCCGTCCTCGGCTTCTCGATCTCCGACCACCACGAAGCGAGCGCCCCGGTTGAGCAGGTCGTAGGCGACCCGCGCGTATCCGTTGGCGAGGAAGTAGTGGTCGGGCGCCGACCCCTCGGTCCAGACGTACCGGTCGCGCTTCTCGGACAGCGTCCGCACCGGCGCCTTCATCTGCCGCACGAACCCTTCGACCGCCTCGACGTCGCCGGGGAACACGCGCTCGGCCGGGCCGGCTGCGATCTCCTCGAACACCGTGTCGAGCAGTTGCGTCCGGTCGACCGTCACGATCCGCGACGACCGGTCGAGCTTCATCGCATACTTCTCGTCCCCCGACTTCGCGCCCGGATGGAACTGGCACAGCCACACGGCGAGCCGGCCGCCCTTGTTGCGCGCCTTGTCCCGTATCTCCTGACACTTCGTCCGCTCGGGTCCAGCGTCGAACACGGCGACCTGCACCCGGTAGCGTTCGAGGATGTCCCACGCCGCGTCGAACGAGCCAACGGCTGCGACGAGGGCGGCGCGCCGCGTCACCTTGCCGCCCGGCAACTTCTCGATCACGTCGACGAACACGTTGAGCACCTTGCCGACGTCCACGCCGGCGACGACCGTTCGAGAGCCGTAGCCCTCGCCGCCGACGGCGTCGTTCGCCGGGCCGACGGCGCAGCGCGACAGCATGGTCCCCGACACGCTGAACCCTTCGGCGTCCACCGCTTCGCCGAGCACGCCGCGCCGGAACTGGATCACACCCTCGACCGAGCCCTGCTTCTTGTTCCACTCGACGATCAACGCCCGGAGGCTCTGCGACAGGACGTCGAGCCGCGACATCGTGTAGCTCCGGCGCCCCGCGTCTGGCCTCGCCGCGACCCACGCCGCGCCCTTCGCCAGCCGGTCGAACGGCCGGCGGCAGGACACGCAGACGGGCCGAACGTCACCCCTCGACGGGTCGTCGCTCCGCTCGGCGTCCCGTGCGATCCAGCCGCCCGTGTCGGTTCGCTCGACGATGTGGACGTCCCACGCGAGCACCTGTCGGTGTCCGCAGCAGGAGCAGCGCCAGAACCACCGGCGGCCGTCGCCCTCGTCGTAGAGCTTCGAGATTCCCCAGCCGGGCCGGGTCGGGTTCCCGAGCCGGAACATCTGCGGGTGCGGCGACGCCCGGAGCCGGTTCTCGGCCAGCGCGAGGTTCTTCTCGCCGCCGGCGTTCACGCACTCGTCGTACTCGTCGACGATCAGGACGTCGGTCGAGAACTCGACGAACTCGTCCGACACGCCCGCGCCGAGGTATCGCTGCGACCCCTTCCCGAAGTGCTTCACACGGATGTTCGACGAGCCCTCGGCCTCGGTCGAGCCCTCGGCGATCTCGCCGCCGAGCAGGACGCGGTACTCCGGCACGATCCGATGGAGCGGGTCGACCCGCGTCTTCACGAAGTCGTCGCGGCCCCGGCCTTTCGGCAGGACGTAGGTGACCGACCGAGCGGCCCAACCGCTCCGCTCCTGCGTGAACGCGACCATCAACTCCGACCACCCGGTCTGCACCGCCTTGACCGCGTCGGCGCCTTCGAGGTTCGGGAAGTCGCGCCACAACTCGACGAGGTACGGCATCGACGCGAACGAGAGCGGCTGGCCGCGCGTGTTCCGGTGAACGCCCCGGCCGAGCCCGAGCAGCGGGAACTCGGCGGCGAGGCGGGCGTCGAGCCCCGCGTAGGGGGGCGGGGTGGTCACCCAACCCCCACCGACTCGGCCGTCGGCGCGCCGTTCGCGAGCAGGGTCCAGACCTCGTAAGGGGGCGACCGGCCGTCGGTCGGCGCGTACACGTCGACCTGAACGCCGACCCCGTGCATGACCGCCCGGCCCGTGATCGAGGCCTCGGCGGCGAGGCGGGCGGCCCTGAGCGGCCCGGCTTCGATCAGCCAGCGCGGCCGGAGCGCCGGGTGCGGAACCCACACGGACCGGCCGAGCAGGACGAGCGCCCGCGCGCCTCGCTTACCGACGTCGCCGAGCGGCGGCGAGACGACCGGAGGGTGGCCGCCGAACTCCCGAAGCTCGGCGTCGAGGTCGAGGTCGGGCAGGTCGGCGTCGCCCATCAGCCCGACCGGCTCCGGCGCGACCCGAGCGGCGAGCGGCGACCAGAACTCGACCACGTTGCCGTCGCCGCCCCGGTAGACCTCGACGAACAGGGCCGCCCCGTCGCAGCGGGCGCGAGCGGTCGTCGACTGACTCGACGCTTCGGTAAGGGCGGCGAGCCCGCGACGGTCGAGGACGAGCCGGACGTCCTTCCCGGCTACCGGGCCGCCGTAGGTGAACCGCGCAAGGTGAGCCGGGTAGCCGGCCCGCTGCATCAGCGCACCGTGCGAGCGATGCTCGACGAGCGGCGAGCCGGGCGACGGCGACGGGCGGGGTGAGACGACGTCACCCGCGGTCACGGCCACCTCGCGAGCACGAACGTCCACGCGATGAAGATCGGGCCGCCGAGGATCGCGGCGAGAACGCCGTACACGAGCCAGATCGGCGGCGGCGCGCCCGGACTTGCCGTTCCCATCACCCTCCCCCCTTCGCGCCGAGCAGGCGCAGTTGTTCTCGGTCAGGGCCGATCCACTCGTCGACCCACGCCTTGCCGCCGTCTCCCGGCTCTCGGATGGGCGCACCATCGCACCCGTCGGCGCTCGCCTCGCTCTCTGCGAGGAGCGGCGCCAAGGCCGCGCGTAGCTGGTCGATCACGACCGCCTTCCGTCGGCGCGGGATGTTGCGCGACTCGCGCGGCAGCGAGGCAAGGAGAGCCCGAACGGCGTCGAGGTCAATAGCCATCGGAGCCCTCCGCGCGTTGAACGAGCCGGCGAACGCGCGCCTGCTCCTCGTCGGGCAGCGCCGCGAGCGCATCGGCGTGCTCCGGCTCGATGCCCTCGGCGCTGGCCTCCTGCCACGTCACATCCTCGGCGGTGAGCGGCCATGCGACGTGGTGAGTCGCACCCCACCGCCAATAGCCGTGGCTGTCGCACGTCAGGTCGGCGCTGAGCACGCCGTCCTGCGCGGTGGGGTGGCGGCAGGTGTCGCCCGTGAAGCGGAACGGCGCCGTTTCGGGCGGGAGGTCCAGGGGGCGAAGGTCAAAGAGCATGGCGGGCCTCCAGAGCGGCGACGAGGGCTTCGGCTTCCACGTCGCTAAGCGTGGTCGGCATGGTCGCACTCCTCTCGCGCGGGCAGGTAGTAGGCATGTTCGCCGACGCCGCGCCGCGTGATCCCCTCCTCGTCCATCCGAACGTCCCGATACCACGTCTCACACTTCAGGATGGGCACGTCGAGGCACCACACTTCCGTAATGACGTGGTCATCGCTGGTATACGAGGCTCCAACGCCTACGCCCGAATCCGGCTGGCCGAGCAAATCGCGCAGGGTGCGCCACAGCGCCACCCCCAGCGACTCAGGGCAGCGCAGCCACCGCACGTCGCCGCTCACGACGCCACCCCCCCGCAGTCCACGAGCGCATCGTAGATCGCCATCGCCTATTCTCCCACCGCTTCGGTAACGGGCGACGACTCGACGCCGATCGTAACGGCGTCGCCTTCATCCCCGACCTCGCCGAGCGCGTCGAGGATCACGGCCAACTCCGCGACGTCGTCGCGCATGGCCCGGACGAGCGCGCCCTTGTCGGTGGACTGGCGAGCGTCGGCGACCCGCGCCGAGTCGCGCCACCCGGCCCCGCGGGCGTCGAGCAGGCCGGTGTGCTCCGTGCGGGACGTCGCGCCCCCGGTCAGGAGCGCCCGCGCCTTGATCAGCATCGGCAGCGAGGACATCGTGACCTTGACCTTGCCCGCCCCGAGTTCGCGGGCGAAGTACCCGAACGCCGCGTCGACCAGCTTCACGAGCCGGTCGGTCGGGTCCGCGGCGGCGGCCTCGGCCTCGGCCCGCTGGGTCGCGAGCAGCGACAGGAGCCGAACCTCGGCGTCCGGGCTCGCGGCCCGTGCGGCGGCCAGCAGTTCGCGGTCGACCTCCCGCAGCGACCGCTCGTCGATGGGCGAGCCCATGATCGAGCGCAGCACGTTCCGGGCGTCCTGCGCCGTCAGCACGACCTTCTCGCCGCCCTTGCGCTCCCGGTCGGCGATCCGATCCGCGGTCCGCGCCACGGCCTCGGCCGCCTTCGCCCGCGCTTCGAGGGCCGCGCCCCTTGTCCGCGGCTTGCGCCCGACGGCGTCCGCGATCGCCGAGCCCACGTCGTCGCCGATCAGCTTCGCCACGACCGACCCGTCCGACGGTGCCGGCTTGACCGCTTCGAGGTCGACCGTCCGCCCCCCTCTCGGCGTGCCGGCCTTCATCCCGTTCTGCACGCTTACGGGCTCGGCATCGGCGATCGCGGCCGCGAAATGGTCGTGCCGGCTCGACCGGCGCTCGTTCTGCCGCGCCTCGATGTCCTCCGCGAGCCGGGCGGCCGAGCAAAGCCAGAGTTCCGGGATGGAGTCGGCCGGCGGGTCGAGGACGGCGGCGATCCCGAGAATCTCGCGCCCGCTCATTTCGAGCAGGTACAGCCGCCGGTACGTCACGTATGCGACCTCGTCCGGCCGGGCGAACCCTTCGATCCGAGCCGCGAACTTGCGGTTCTTGTGGGCGAGCCGCATCAGGTACTTCGAGGTGGACGTCGCGGCGGCGCAGGCCGCGAGCAACGCCATCTGGTTCGGGTACGACGTCCCGCCCGCCATCGCCCACATCAGGAACGCCCGGTGCTCCGGGGCTGTCTCGCCCCTCACCCGCGGCAACTCGACCCGAGCCCGAACCCGGATCGCAGACGCGAGGGCGGCGCCCGACAACCTCTTGGCCGTCCGCTTGTCGGTCGCCGTCTGCGCCTTCGTGTTCTTGTCGGCCACGGTCATCCTTTAGCGCGCCGAGAGCGCGCCCGCAGCCTACGTTTTCTCGTCGCTGGCGCATGTCCGCGACGTGGCCTCGGCCGTCGACGACCGCGGGGTAGCCTCGGAGGCGGTAGCGGGCACGGCTCGCCGCTCGGGTTCGACGGCTTGAACGCCGGCAGTATCGGCGGCGGCGAACGCCGGAACGCGTGCCTCCAATCGCGCCGACGGCCTGTTCTCGGGTAGCCGCCCGAGCCGGGCGAGCGTCGCTTCGACGGCCGCGATGGGCGGCGAGCCGGCGGCGAGGAGGAAGGTGGAGCGGTCCGGCCGCAGCAGTCGCCAGCGGTCGGCGCCCACGGTCCCGAGCACGCGACAGCGCACGCCGTCGACCACGACGACCCACCCGCGAGCGGCCTTCGTGTCGACGGCCCCGATCATCGGTCCGGGCCGGCGGCGCGGCTCACCGGCCGCCTTCAGGCTCGGGCGTCCGGCCCTCGACGATCGCGCGCAGGGCTCGGACGGTGACGGCGGACGGCGACCGCCCGTCCTCGACGGCGCCTTCGAGGTCGTCGAGCATCTGCCCCGCGACGTACTTCAGGACCGACAGCATCCACCGCTCTCGGCTCGACTCGGCGGCGAGGTCGGCGTTCGGCTTGCTTCCGATCCCACGACGGTCGTCATAGGCGTCGATGGCTTGGTGCGTCGGGACCGATAGGCCGGC